GATATACTTATATATACAACTGGGTTGATAGAAGAAATTGGAAGTCAATGAAATGGCTACAGTATCTTGGTTTTGAACCTAAAGAAGAAATTAAAGAATATGGGGTAGGAAAATTACCCTTCTTATTAATGATAAAGGAGATAAATAAAGAATAATGTGTGGAGTACCTGAAGCTCAAATGGCACTTAGTGTGTTTACTACTGTCGCTAAATTTCAAAATGAGAAAAAAGTAGCTGAAAGAAATGAAGTTGCTAATAGAGCTACTATGGGTAATATTAATGAAGCCTATATGAATGATTTATCTAAAATTGATGCAGAGGCTTCTCGTGTAGACCAAGCACAGTCTTTAGAAAAATTAAAAATGAGGCAAAAATTAACTAAAGACCAAGCCTACGCTGTTAATTCAGGATTTGGAAACGCACTTAAAGTAATGCAAGATATGAGTGGAAGTCACGATTTAGCTTATGGAGAACTTTTATTTGATGTTGAAAAAGATACAATGACTTTAATGAATCAAGAAAATGATGCTTACGCAAATTTACATAGAGGCTATTCTAATATAAGACCTGTAGACCAACCTAGTTTAATAGGTGCAGGACTTAATATTGCAGGAGCAGGATTAAATTATGCGGCTTCAGATAATAAATGGATTAACAGAAGAAAAACAACCAGTAATAAATGGAGTCACGTTACTGACGATGAGGGAGATAAATATTAATGGCATATAAATCACAAGTAACTCAAAAGTGGATAGGTTCTACAAACAAAGGATTTATACAACATACAGACGCTAGAAAAACTGAAATGGGACAAATAGTATCAGCATTAAAAAATGATTTTACTCCTGCTATGAATAATTATTCAGATAAATATATTGAAACAAAACAAGATGCGGCAAAAGCTAAAATGCTAGAATTAAATGCTAGTGGTATGAGCGTTAAGGATATTCATAAAGGAATTATGAATGGTGAATATGAAGAATTAAGTAATCAGTATGTTACAAAAGTTGTAGATTCACACTCAGGTCGTTTTGAAGCAGTGGAAACTATTAGAAAAATAGAAGAAGCGGCAGATAACTATAACTATAAAGATACTGAAGGAACTATAGAAGACTTTTGGAAAAAACATTTACCTAATCTTAATGAATCAAGTGCAGATTTTAGAATAGGCTTTGCGGCGGCGTTCAATGAATGGGCGGCAGATGAAAAAGTTAAAGATGCTCAGTTAAGAGCTGAATGGGCTCACGACAAGAAAATAATGAATGGTGTTAAATATTTAGATAGATTTGCAAAAAATGATATGTCTACTTATTGGGAAAGAATTAAAACTTTAAATACTCAAATGCCAAAACAAAATGGTGAGAAAGCATATTACTTTGATAATGATGAAATGAATGAAGTAGCTATGTCTCACGCTAAATGGATATTATCTACTGCTACTGACTCCGACCAATTAGATGTAGCTATACAAATTTTAACTTCAGATAGAGGCGTTGGTGCAGGTGGAAATAAATTAGGTTCTTTAATTAGTACAAGAGACCCTGAAGTAGCTGACTTATTAGATAAGATAAATGTACGTCAAGCTAATCTTGTTCAAAAAGAAAGACGAGATGAAGTTTATAATAAAAATAAAAAAGTTCAAGAAGTTTATGCTAATGCTATGAAAGGTAAAGAAATGGTAGACCCTGATAATGGTGAAGTATTTTATAGACCTTATAATACAGATGAATTAAATGCAATAATTGATAACGAATTAAAAGGATTAGGTGACTTAAATGTAGTTGAAAATTTCAGAGCTTTCTTTAGTGAAAGCAGAGAAATTGATAATAACCCAACTGTTTCCAATGCTTTTATGATGGAAATAGCTGAAGGTAAATTTCAAACTTATCCTGAAATGGTAGCTGAAATGAATAAAAGAGGTATTCCTAATTCTAAATTAGCAACAGCAAATCAAAGATGGACAACATATATGTCTAATAAAGATAAAGGAAAAACTCCTGTTTATATTGACGAAGTTGTTTACTCATCAAATATGACTATAGTTACAAAAGATATTGTTAATTCATTTACAGATAAAAGAACAGGTATTACAAAAAATGGTGCTCAAGCCGCAGTGTATCACGCTACAAATCATATGAAAAATGAAATTCTAACATATGAAGCAGAATATTTAAAAGAACACGGGAAGTTACCTGACCACGAAACAAGAAGAAAATACATAGAAGCATTAGGTAAGCACGTTATGTCAATTTATCAAAGTGACCCTGTAACTGAACCTGAAGGTTTAATTACAATGGAGAAAAAAGAAGAAATTGATACAGCAACTACAGAATTTCAAGAAACAAAACAAGTAGAGACAAAAGCAGACCAAATTGTTGCAAACCTTGACGCTGTTACTGAAGCAGGTATAACACTTCCTGAAGGAGACTTTAGTTGGTGGGGTGAAGATACAACTTGGAGAACAGACTCCACTGATAAGAAAAACTTTTATAATAAAGAGATTCTTCCTAAAGTTGAAGGATATGTTAAACAAATTTTACAAGACGTAGGATTAGATGCTAGTTATTTTGGTCAGCTAGATGTAGAAAAATTACTTAAAGGTGAAGATGTTGTTGGTGCTTTTCCTGTTGAAATGCAAGACCAATTAGTAAAATTAATAGCTAAAGGTATATTTGGAGATAACTATAACGATAAACACAGTAAAGATGTTAAAAAGATTATAGCAGACATAGTTGGTATAGACCCTAAAGAAATAGGGAGTAAGAGTAAATAATGTCTAATGCCTTTTCAAAAAGATTAAATAAAAATAAAGAAAATAATGATATTAGCACTATTAATTATAATTTAAAAAAAGCAGAAAATGCTGATTTAGCTTTAGAAGAAATACAAAGCGAAAGATTTTATAATACATTAAGAAGTTATTATTCTCATAGAGAAGGTAATGATAAATTTGATTATATGTCTCACGCAGACTTATTAGAATATTTTTATGAAGATAGGTCTTGGAGAAATCATAATACAACTTCAATGGGTATGGATATGTCTAATGCTCTTACCGATTCACCTGATAGATTAAAAGAATTTGCTTACATACAACAAACTTATGAAGCCTTACCTTCTTGGTGGGACGACCCTAATAGAAGTTTTGGTGGTTGGTTAGTTGATAATGGTGGAGCTATGATATTTGACTGGGTAAATCTTGTTGGTTTTGGTATTGGTGGTCAAGCGGCAAAACAAGCATATAGACAAGCATTAAAAACTGCTCTTAAAGGTAAGATGGCTAAAGAAGTTAATAAGAGAGTTTTATTGGAAGCTCAAAAACAAGCTACTAAACAAGGCTTGTGGGGAGCTGTTAAAAAAGGAGCTATAACTGAAGGTTATATAGGAGCAGGTGTGGGTACTGTCCACGATGCTATGCTACAAACTACTGCAATAAAAACAGGTATTCAAAATAAATATAGTGTAGGACAAACTGCACTTTCTACTGCGGCAGGTTTTGGATTTGGAACAGTATTTGGTGGAGCTTTTACTTATGGTGGTTTTAGATTAGGAACAAGAAAATTAAAAAACACTTCTATTAAAAATCTTAATGATTTACACGAATATGGTAGAAGTGAAATAACAGGTAAAAGATTATTTGAAGATTTATATACTGCTAAAGATAAAAAGTCTTTTTATAAGAATTTAACTAAAAATGAAATTGACCAAATAGAATACAAAAGTAAATTACACGGAAAGACTGTAAAAGACCAAGTTGATAATTTAGATAATATTGATATAGGTGCTGATTCTAAGCCACCTAAAGAACTTTTAAATTATACTAAATATAGTCCAAAAAGAAATGCTATACTTTTAAAATATTTAACAGATGAAGCATTTGAAGCAGGAAGAATTGATACTAAAAAATTAACTAATGAAGAAACTATAAAAATAGCTGAAACTTTAGGGGAAGACCCTGATGTATTAAGAAAATTAATTAAATCAAGAGCTAAAGATGATAAATATTTAGCGGCACAAATGGTTGCTCACGGAGATATGATTTTAAAGCAATCAGATGATATGATTAAATTAGCTAATAAAAGACAAAGAGTTGATTTAACACCTGAAGAAAAAGCATATATTGATAAACGTCTTGCTACAAAAAGACAAGCGATTTCTGATACTTTAGTTAATCATAAAGAAGTGACACAAGCTGTGGCTAGAGCCCAACAAGCAGGAAGAATTAATAAAGATGCTTTAAGAGCTAGGGAATTGATTATTAATCCTGAAGATATTAAGATGAAAGAATTACAAGAATCAAATCCTGAAAAGTTTTGGGAAGCTGTTGCAAAGTTAGATACTGATGAACAAGTAATTGTTGCATTACAAAATGCACATAAAGTAGGTAAATGGGAATTAGCGGCTGAGTTTGTAAATAATAACTTACTGTCTTCTCCTGATACACACATACTTAACATTGTTTCAAGTTTAATGCAGACTCAATATAAGCCTGTTGTAATGCTTATAAGAGCGGCGATGTTGAATCCTGTTAAAAATCAAAGAGCACGTCAATTAGCTGTAGAATCATTTGATACTTATATACATCAATATGTTTATTTATATCACGCTTTAAGAGCTTTTGGTAAAAGTTTTGTAGCAGGTAGAGCTATACTTGATAGTAGACAAATGAAATATGACAATTCTATGCGTCAAGGACAATTACAAAGTTGGATAGAAGCAACAGGTGAGTTAATAACATCACCTTTTGGAAAAGCAGGAGAAATGGTACAAAAAGGTATTATTAAACCTGTAGGAATGATAACAACAGTCCCATTAAGAACATTATCAGCAGGTGATGAATTTCTTAAAACAATGATGTTTAAAGCTAGACGTACTTCTCAAATTCATTCACAAATAAGAAAAGAAAATGATGCTAACATATTTTCAGCGTATTTTAAAGATGCTGATGCTAAAGCCGCATACAAAAAAAGATTTAAAGAAATAGAATCATTTTATCAAAAAGAAACAGGTGAAGCTATTTCAACAATGGGTATGAGCAATAAAGCTCCTATTGCTGATATTAATAGATTGCAAGTAAATGACCCTTTACAATATGCTAGAGAAGGTTCATACACTCAATCAGCGTATTCTATAAATCCTAAGACAGGAAAAGAAGAAGGTGGTTTTACAGGTGGTGTACTTGAGCTTACTGCTAAACATAAATGGACAAGAGCTTTAGGTCTTCACTTTATTAATACTCCTGCAAACTTATTAAAATGGAACTTTGAACAAATACCACTATTAAGAAAAAGTTTAGTTCACGTTAGACACGCTTTAGCAAAAAATGCTGATGGAAGTTATATTAATCCTGAAGCGGCGACTGAAGCAAATGCTAGAATGGTAGCAGGTATGGCTTTGTGGACTTCAGCTTTCTTTGCTGTAAAAGCAGGAAAGATTACAGGTGGTGGTTCAAAAGATTGGAAAGAAAATAAAGCTAGAGAAGAAGCTACAGGTTGGCAACCTTATTCTTATAGAACTGCTGATGGAAGATATATTAGTTTAAATAGACTTGACCCTATAATGATGCCTTTCTTTATGATGGCAGATTTAATGGACACAGTAGGAGATTTTCTTAGATACAACGAAGATTTACCTTCAGAAGCAGAAAACACTTTAACAGAATTATCAATGGGTGTAATTGCATCACTTACAAGAAACATATCTTCTAAATTTTATGCAAGAAACATTATTGAAACTGCATCATTTTTATTAAGTGATGATATGATGAAATCAAGAGCTCCTGATAGAATTGGAACTTCTATCTTAGCTAGAGGAATTTATAAATGGTTTCCATTATCAGGTGGATTAAGATATATTAATAGAGTAGATTCTGAGTATCAAAAAGAAATGTTTACTTTAAGTGATAGATTAAAACAATTAAATCCATTTATAGGTAAAGATAGTATTATGCCTAAACGTAATATATTTGGTGAAAAGATTGATAGAAAAAATGGTTGGTTATTTGGAATAGGTGGTAATGTAGGATTATGGTCTTCACCTTTTGCTATGACTAATTTTAAACATCAAGAAGTGGCAAGATTCTTTGAAACTAGAGAATTTAATTATAGAGCACCACCGCCTGTAGATAGAAAATCTAAGATAGATTTAAGAACTATTAGAAACGAAAAAACAGGTCAAACTGCGTATGATAGATGGAGAGAATTAACAGGACAAGTAAAAATTACTTATGAAGGTAAAAAATACTATCTTAAAGATTTAATGGAAAAACTTATTATGGATAAAAATAGTCCATTATATGATGTTCCTGATGGTATGGTAGCAGGTAAAGATTGGAGACAAACTATCTTATTAAAATATGTTCACGCCGCAGAAAAATTAGCATATGCTGAAATGTATAAAGAATACCCTATTATTGAAAGAACAGTAACAGAAAGAGGAGCTTTCACGATATTCAAATTTGATGAGAATAAAATAGGAAAAAAGAAGAAATCTTACTTTAAATAATAAAGTACCCCTTTTAGAAGAGATAAACGAATAAATACAAGGAATTTAATAAAATATGGCAAATAGTTTTGTACGATATACAGGTAATGGTAGTACATCTTCCTATGCAGTCCCATTTAGTTATAGGGCTCAGGCAGAC